CTTAATACTATTTTATCAATCAGAATTTTTAAGATAATACAATATAATACTTACTACAACTATAAACATTATACCTGCGCCACCAGCTGGTCCCAAATCTTCATACCCATAAAAACATATCATGATATAAAAAGCAAACAACATATATGTTTTAAGATCATTAAATATGTCAAACCACTTACTACCTTGTGGACGCGAATCAGTTGTAAGTAAAGGATATAAGAAGAATATGTAAAATGTTTGAATTCCCATGTATATTCCATTCGCCATTGCTACAAACATTCCAATCGTAAAACTAAAGATTAATCCCCAAAAAATGTGATTCTGTAAAATTCCAAAAAGAAAGGTTGCAGCACCACTCCACATTGATACTGCAGGAATAAGGAAGTTCATAATTATAAAAGGCCATACTATAAATGTTACCATTTTTTTAAAAGTATTATCTTTTATTTTATCCCAAGTGCATTTATCGTTCTTATCTTTATCGTTCTTATCTTTATCGTTGTTATCTTTATCGTTCTCATCTTTATCGTTCTCATCTGGTTTTATACCTTGGTATCCAGTAATACCTATTAAAATTCGAATAAGACTTCTTCCACCTTTTGCAAGTCCACCATATGTTGCTTCGAATAAATATTGGTATAATGCACCAGAAAAACTTGCTTGATATATTCCCGACTTATCATTTTCAATAGTAGTTTTTGATAACCATAAATAATATGTTGTATCTTTCTGCTTTTGCATTATCCTTGTTATATCGGTATTTTGATTAACATCTCTACTAGATAAGTTATATGGAAAACCATATTCATACCAACATTTTTTTGATTTTGGATTATCTGTATATGGAATACTATACTCCTTAATAGGAAGAATATAGTCTATATTATTTGTAGGTTCACTACTTAAATATAAAACATTTGTTGCCAAAAACCCCCAAGCATATGTAAATAATACACATAATAATGCATGTAAAATGAATACAATATACCTATCAGGGTCGAGTTGTTCTCCTGCTGCTTTTGCAGTATTTGAACTTTGTTTTCCTGTTGAACTTGTAGCGTTAATTTTATCATCATCAGATGAGCTAAATATATTTGACTTTGATTTATTTGCACTATTATTGCTTTCATCATCACCACCTGACATTGAACCAAACATAACAAAACTTTCAACTACCTTATCATCGTCAATATCATCTTTTTTGCTTATATCCTTATCATTCTCATTCTCATTCTCATTATTTACCGGTTTATCGGTATTTTTGTCACTAGTATAATTTTCAATATTATCTTTATTTTTTTTGGATTTTTTTGTTAGTTTTTCAATATTTGATTTTTTTGTGTTAAAAAATGTTGTTGACATATGATATAATATGTATTTGTAATATGTATTTGTAATATATATATTATAACATTTTATATTATTGAACCTAAATGTTAAAATAGTCAACCAAAAACATATTATAAAATAGATTTAAAGTTTACTATACAAAATATATTATTGTATAGTAATAACCAATACTCATATCATCCCTGAAACTATTCACTTCATAATATGCCCAAAATCGAAGAAGGTATCAAGCTCGACTTTCATAATGTTCTTATTCGTCCAAAACGTTCAACTATTAATAGTCGTTCAAATATAAATTTAAAACGCGTTTTCCGTTTTAAAAACTGCAACTCTCTAAAATCGTGGGAAGGTATTCCAATAGTTGCTGCAAATATGGATACGATTGGATGTTTTGATGTGTATAAAGTATTGTCAAAATTCAAGATAGTAACAGCACTTCATAAATTCTATGATGTCCAAGATTTCATAGACTATCAAAATGAAAATGATATTGTATTTCATCCAGATTTTTTCATGGTATCTACAGGTATTCAAGATCCTGACTTTGAGCGCCTGCAAAGAATTCTTGCCAAAGTCGAGTGTAATTGGATTTGTATTGATATTGCGAATGGTTATATAAAAGCCCTTGTCGACTTTTGCAAGAAAGTTCGTGAGGCATATCCTGACAAAATCATTGTCGCAGGAAATGTAGTTACTCGTGAAATCGTAGAGGAACTTATTCTTAATGGAGGCGTTGATGTTGTTAAAGTTGGGATCGGTTCAGGCAGTGCATGCCTTACCCGAATGAAAACAGGCGTAGGTATGCCTCAACTATCGGCAGTTATGGAATGCGCGGATGCTGCACATGGTGTTGGTGGACATATTATAAGCGATGGCGGAATAACATGTCCAGGTGATATGGCCAAAGCATTTGGCGGAGGTGCTGATTTTGTCATGGTCGGTGGTGCATTCTCCGGACACGATGAGAACCCTGGTGAATTAGTTACCAATCCGGATGGCTCACAATCTAAAATATTCTATGGTATGAGTTCAACGCATGCTATGAAAAAACACTATGGAGGTATGAATGACTATCGCGCATCAGAAGGTCGGGTTGTTTGCGTCCCTTATCGTGGACCTATTGAAAATACTATTCTTGATTATTTGGGAGGGCTGCGAAGCACATGCACTTATATCAATGCTTCATGTATTAAGCATATACCACTTTGCACAACATTTGTGCATGTATCTCAACAACTAAATACATCACTTATATAGGTGTAGTATAACTATAACACTATTATCTCGCATACATGAGGCCAGCATTGCCAGACATGAATGTAACAACATTGAAACGTTCTTCTAGAATAACTAAATTGTAGTTATATTCATAAATACGCCACATTGGTTTATTGACACCAATAGGAATTGGCGTATTTGTAAGAGGATCAACAGCACTATCACAAATTGTTAAAAACTCCAAATTTGGATTATTTTTAGGAAAAAATGTAGTAAATTCAAATTGAACATTTGAAAACTTGCTTGTATTTAGCGCACCTGAAGGCTGCATATTGAATGGATTAGTATCAATGCAAAAATTATAACAATATAACCCATCGGGTGCATTTCCATTTGTCCGCGCATATTTTTCAACATAGTTATATACACCTGCATCAAGCGTATTCTCGCGGTATTTCCCATCTAAAAGAATAGACAAATTCATTAATATGTCGCGCTGATTTTCTATATTAAATGGTTGTGTAATATAAAACGGGTTTGAACCACTTGTTACGGGATTGTATCCAGGTGCAAAACCTGCATCATATGGTGGTAAACCACATCCGAATGAAGTATATCCTACGTTATCTAGCATCGCTTGTGTAGTAGTTGCCGGTGCAGGTATAACATTGTATGGCAAGTAGTTATAAGGCCAGTTTGTATAATTGCTCCATTGATTTCGCAGGTTAATATCACTGCGTTGAAAAAAGAACATCCAACTACTTACCATTCCGAGTGTATTTTCAAGCCATACACGTTGTGTTCCTGTTACATTTTCAAAATTCCATTCATATGCCGACTTTATTAAATATTTTTGCTCATTTCGCGCAAATAAATTCGCTTCTTCGTTTGATAAGAATCCATATGTGCTTATCAAATGTATATCTGCATTCCAGTCTGCTTGTGATGGATTTTGATACGTGCTTTTATCGAGTGAAACACTTGGAGGCGATTGCAAAAATCGATAAAGTTGCATGTATTCATTAGAATAATTCGGTCGAACAATGGGGTAATTATTTGCCACATCCATTACATCCCTTATCGTGTAAAGGTCTTGAACAGGACGCATCACAACATCTATCTTTAACTCGTTATACTGAAGAGCCGTTAAAGGAAATGCCATTTTACTTGACAATGTAAACCAGGCATTTATAGGAATATATAACTTACGACTTCGTATGGATGGCTCAGCACCTTGTGGTAATGTAGTGTAATATGCATTCGGATATGCATTTGTTCGTGAGTCTGCATTTCCAGGATCATTTAGTTCAGGAATATTTCCAGTCATTTGGTCATATAATCTTTTCTTGTCATCGGAAAAATCGCGTTGCACAAGTGCGAGTAAATACTTCCCAGTTAATACTTGCAATGTTTGTCCACCAACAGATATAACAACTTCTTTAATCATTTGCGTCCCTAAATTCTCTATCCATTTAAACTCAAATGGTGCCCAGTTTTGAGCACAATTACTTGGTGGCCATATTGGGCTCCATATTGTTGGTAATGTTACAACCAAATATGTATCCATCAATAAGTCTGCATATCGTGGAATTTTAAATGTGAATGTTGACTCTGTTGATGCTTTTAATGATGATGTTCCAAAAAAATCGAGTCGATATTTTTGCATTCCAAAATTCGTATATTTTGCATAAGTTGACTTAAAAAATGTCTTTGTAGGGTTTCCATTTAATATAACATTTTGATTTCCATAAGATACAAGATTTAGCAATCCGCCAGCCATTTATATA